TGAAGGCATGGATGAAACTGATGCCATCGAGTTCTTCAACTTCAACATCTTGGGAGGCTGGCATGGGGAACATACTCCGATCCTCATGGAGCCAGTCGAGACCAAGGAAGAAACGATCACGAGGCTGAAGAAAGAGAACACAAAGCTTCTGCTTCGCCTCGCGGAGTATGAAGCCCGTGAGTACTGAATTCGACAAAGGACTGAGGTCTTGGTCTGAGGTAACTCGGATCTGGAACTCACAAGAGAACAAGACTGACTCTCCCGAATCCATCAAGGAATGTGGCTTACAAGCTCTACGAAAGCTGAAGCGACTGCTTGAAGATCAGGGAAAGACATACGAGGATATGGTGAACAAATGAAACTCTTTTTAGACATCGAAACGAACATGATCGAGGACTGGATCCACATGACGGATCTCAAGACGCTGCACTGCATCGTCGTGAGCGTCGATGGAGCAGAACCTCGGCAAGTAACTGCTTCACAACTCATCGAGCTGTGTGCCATCGCGGAGATCGTCATCGGCCACAACATCATGGCCTTCGATCTTCCCGCTCTTCAGAAGCTGATTGGTCTGAAGCTTTCCTGCCCGATCATTGACACGCTTGTCGTGTCTCGCCTCAAGTATCCGGATCTCCGCAACGATGACTTCGGAACCCTGAACAGTGGCTTCCCGAAGGAGCTTGTTGGTTCTCACAGCCTGAAGGCTTGGGGACACAGGCTGAAGCTCCACAAGGGAGATGCTCCTGACTTCACTGAGTTCTCCGAAGAAATGCTGGAGTATTGCCAGCAGGATGTTCGCGTCACGGTGAAGCTGTACGAACATCTCAGCATCGCAGAGATTGATCCGAAGGCTGTGGAGGTCGAGCACAAGTTCGCAGAGGTCATCAGACAACAAGAACGCAATGGCTTCTTCTTCGATGTCTCTGCTGCTGAGAAGCTTCATGCTGCACTCCTTCGAGAGAAGCTGGAGATCGAAGCACAGATGCGTCAGGTCTTCCCCGACAAGATCATCAATCGAGTCAGTGAGAAGACAGGAAAGCCTTTGAAGCCGAAGATCGAGGAGTTCAATCCCGGCTCACGCACACAGATCGCAGAGCGTCTCATCGAGAAGTATGGATGGCAACCAACGGAGATGACTCCTGATGGTCGTGCGCGTGTTGACGAGGCTGTGCTTGACTCTCTGGATTACCCAGAGGCGAAGCTTCTCGCCAAGTACCTGACCTGCGTCAAGCGTCTTGGGCAACTTGCAGACGGTGAGAACGCTTGGCTGAAGCTCCACATCAACGGCAAGCTTCATGGTCGCGTGAACACCAACGGAGCAGTGACTGGCCGTTGTACTCACAGCGTTCCCAACATGGCTCAGGTTCCCACCGATCCGGCCTACAGGTCTCTGTTCATTCCTTCTGACGGAAAGGTTCTCGTAGGTGCTGACGCTTCTGGTCTTGAGCTTCGTTGTCTCGCGCATTTCCTCGGGCGGTACGACAAAGGTGAGTACGCCAAGAAGGTCATCTCCTGTGACATTCACTGGGAGAATGCGAAGGCATTTGGTTTGGCTCCTCAGCAGCAGCAAGACAAAGCAAACCCAAGCCACAAGGCTGCACGAAACCAAGCCAAGGGAGGAATCTACGCCCTGATCTACGGCGCAGCAGACACCAAGCTTGGACTGGTTCTTGGCGGTGATGTGAAGAAGGGTAAGAAGAGCCGTGCGAACTTCTACACGGCTGTACCTGCGTTTCAGAAACTCAAGGATGATGTTGAGCGCATCGTTGGAACCAAAGGACAACTCAAGGGCATTGATGGTCGAGTGCTTCCGATCCGCAGCTCACACGCAGCACTGAACACTCTGCTTCAAAGCGCGGGTGCTGTGATCATGAAGGAAGCTTGCATCATTGCTCACGATGAGTTCAAGAAGAACAACCTTGATGTGCAACAAGTTGCTGCGGTTCACGATGAATACCAACTGATGTGTGATCCGCTCCATGCTGACACTGTTGGTAAGATCATGGTTGAGGCTATCCGCCGTGCGGGTGCTTCGTTCGGCTTCCGATGCCCGTTGGATGGCGAATACCGTGTCGGTAAGAACTGGGCGGAGACTCACTGATGGAACAGCCACTCGACTTCATTCCTACTGAAGAACTGATTGCAGAGATCAAACGACGCTACGACTCGATGTTCTTCATCGGGTACAAGCGCACGACCAAAAAGAGTTCTGATTACCACTGCGCGACGAACGCAGATCCACACGAGGTCATTGGCCTTCTTGAGATGGCCAAGGACATCGCCAGAGACATTGGAGCATCCGATGAGGAATGACATTTGCTACATCGCAATCGATGGACGAGGAGGCTCGGAAAACGCCGTCGATAAACTGAGCCTGATCGGTAGCAAGGCCAAGGATAAGTTTGGATTCGGAGAGGTCGTTGTCCTGTCCGCAGTTCCACCGAAACTCACATACTCGAACGTCTCCGTTAGAAGCATCGGGGAGATGAGCCTTGCCGAGTACAGTGCGTTTGTTTTCTCCAAGATCCACTTATACACAGACAAGCCTTACATCCTCATCTACCAAGACGATGGGTATGCCTTGAACAAGGATCGATGGAACCCGAAGTTCATGGACTACGACTACATCGGCGCACCGTGGCCAGAGCGATTCAACTGGTCTGCGAAGGGCTACAAGGTTGGTAATGGAGGCTTCAGTCTCAGGACTAGGAAGTTCTGCGAGTTCTGCTCGACTCTTCCGTTCCCAAACCAACCAGAGGACATGGCCATCTGTGTCTTCTACCGAGATTTACTCGTGAAACGCGGATTCAAGTTTGCTGACCAGCATCTCGCTAAAGAGTTCTCCTGCGAATATCCGATTGATGAGTCTCACAGCCTCCGCACATCTTTTGGATTCCACGGAAAGCACAACTTGAAACTCGCAGAGGACATCGCAAATGACTGAGAGACTTCCCGACAAGTTCGACCGAGTCCACATCGACGGAGACATCCTGATCTACGGGATCTGCTCCGCTTGCGAATACTGTGCGAGGTTCGATGAGGATCTCGATGTGGTGTTCTGTAACTTGAACGAGGCGTTGGGGATGGCAGAGGCGACCATGGCTAAGTACACGGCCATGACCAAGGGAAGCCTGACCATTCACTTCACAGGCTCTGGGAACTACCGCAAGGAGATCTACCCCGAGTACAAGGCGCATCGCAAAAAGGTCCGCAAGCCCGCTGGGTTCAGGACTCTCAAGGAGATGCTGGAGCAGAAGTACCACTGCATGACGGAGAACGGCATCGAGGCTGACGATCTGATTGGCCTGTGCCACACTCGTGATTCGCATCGTGGTCTTACTTCTTTGATCATCTCCACCGACAAAGACTTCAAGACCATTCCCGGCTGGATCTACAACCCAGATCACGACGCCTTTACTTTCGTAAAACCAGAAGAGGCTGATCGGAACTGGTTGCTTCAGACTCTTACTGGAGACAAGGCAGACGGCTACCCCGGCCTTGAAGGTGTTGGCCCCGTGACTGCTGCCAAGATCCTGAAGCAGGGGACTTGGCAAGAGGTTGAGGATGCGTATGTCAACAGCGGCTTCACCCCCGAATATGCGTTGAATCAAGCGAGGCTGGCTCGCATTCTCCGCATGGACGAGTACGATTGGGACAGCAGAAAGGTACGACTATGGCAACCCGCGACGAACTGATGGAACTCCACAAAAGCCTGTGCGATCAGGCCCGTGAACTTTCTCGCAAGAAGAACCACGACTACAGCGGAGGCAAGGACCAGACCCACGCCTTCCTGAACTTCATCAAATGCGAGGAGCTTGGTTTCTGCAAGACCGAGACTGGTGTTCTTGTCCGTCTCAGCGACAAGCTCTCCCGTCTCAACACCCTTGCGGATTCAAGCCTCAAGTATGAGGTTTCCGATGAGAAGGTTCTCGACACCGTGCTGGATGTGATCAACTACATCGTGATCTTCTACGCCATCCACAATGAGCGGAAGAATAAGGAAGCCGCAGGAGGTTTCTTCCTTGAATGAGTTTAAGGACGGCGAATTTCCGCCTGTTCCCTTGAGCTTACTTAAGAAGCTTGAGGAACTAGTTCCTGAGAAGTGTCCCGATCTCTCCATGGGGGAGCGGGATATTTTCTTCTACGCAGGGCAACGCGCGCTCGTTAGAACCCTGTGGCAAGTCTACAACGAGCAGAACGAGGTGCAATGATGTGTGTTGGCGGTGGACGTACTTACCAAACAACGGTTGAGAAAACAACTCTTCCTGCCCCAGCTCCGATGGTTGCTCCGCAGATGATGCAGTCTACTCCTGCGCCAGCAACTCCTCGTGACGAGATCACTTACAAGAAGAAGGGCAAACGCGGTCTGACCATTCCTCGCACAACTTCCGTCAATGTTCCGGGAGCCTGATCATGCCACAAACCGCGAAGGCAACCTACGCCAATCTTGAGAATCAGCGGCACAGTTATTTGCTGCGAGCCCGAGATTGCGCTCGACTGACCCTGCCGCACCTGATGACGGATGACGGGGATCAATCGGCTCAACGCCTTCCGACCCCCTACCAATCCGTAGGTGCGCGTGGCGTTAACAACCTTGCTTCTGCACTGCTGTTGTCTCTACTTCCCCCGAACGCTCCCTTCTTCCGATTCATCTTGGACACGAAAGCCCAGATGAAACTCATGGCACTTTCGCCCAATGCGAAGGGGGAGGTAGAGACAAGCCTTGCTGAACTTGAGCGTCGAGTCAGCAAGGAGATCGAATCTCTCGGCATCCGAAGCAGCCTGTTTGAGGCTGTAAAGCAACTGATCGTCTGTGGATCTGTTCTTCTTTACTTCCCAGACGATGGCCCCATGCGTGTCATCAAGCTTGATCGTTTCGTAGTCAAGCGTGATCCAATGGGCAATGCCAAGAAGATCGTCATCAAGGAGACAGTCTCTCCGTCGATGCTTCCGGAAGAGATTCAACCTTTCGTTCGCTCGTGTATGTGTTCCCACGAAGACACCGTGGACATCTACACTTGCTGCCACACCATGCCAAACGGAAAGGTCGAGGTCTACCAAGAGGTAGAGGGAGAAATCGTTCCAGAGTCTTACGGTGTTTATCCGATGGAACAGAATCCGTTCCTTGCCCTTCGGATGAATCGTGTGGATGGAGAAGACTACGGACGCTCTTACGTTGAGCAGTACCTCGGAGACTTGATCTCACTTGAGAGTCTGTCTAAGAGCATCGTAGAAGCCGCAGCAGCCGCCTCCAAGGTTCTCTTCCTTGTGAACCCAACTGGAACCACCCGTGCCAAGACTCTGGCTCAAGCCCCCAACGGAGCAATCCGCGAGGGCATGGCGGCAGACGTATCAGTGCTTCAGGTGAACAAGGGTCAGGATCTTCAGGTAGCTTTGACTACTGCTCAGGGAATCTCAGAGCGTCTCAGCTATGCCTTCTTGCTCACTGAGGCTACAATCCGCAACGCAGAGCGAGTGACTGCTGAAGAAGTTCGTCTTGTCACCCAGAGCATCGAGCGGCAGCTTGGTGGCATCTACTCGATCTTGTCTCAAGAGTTCCAGCTTCCGTTGGTTGGTCGGATCATTGACCGTCTTACCAAGAGCCGTCGTATGCCGAAGCTCCCCAAGGACTTTGTCACTCCGACCATCGTCACAGGCATTGATGCTCTTGGACGCGGTAACGACCTCAACCGACTGGATGTCTACCTACAGGGCATCGGACAGATCCTTGGACCGCAGATGATCCAGCAGTACATTGATGTCCGTGAATACATGAATCGTCGCGCAGCCGCACTTGGAATTGACACGGCTGGGCTGGTAAAGACCGAAGAGCAACTCGCTCAAGAACAGCAGATGCAGATGCAATCGAGTCTGCTGGCAAACCATGGCAATGAAGTCATCAAATCGATGAGCGGCATGGCTCAAGCAAACATGAGATCGCAAGCATGAGTACCCAAGTCATCTACAAATCAGAACAACCCGTTGATGAAGCCATGGCAAAGGCCGTGGCAGAAGCACAGGCAGCAGAGAACACTCCCGCACCCGTGGAGCGTCCTCAATGGTTGCCTGAAAAGTTCAAGTCGCCTGAGGATCTTGCCAAGGCATACTCCGAACTGGAGAAGCGTTTCTCGACCCCTGCGGAGAAGCCCAAGGCTGAACCTCAGACTGACGCTGGTACTCCGAGCGGCTTGAACTTCGAGCCTTACGCTCAGGAATACGCAGAGACTGGCGACTTGAGCGAAGACAGTGTGCAGAAGCTTGTTGCACAGGGCATTCCTGAGAATGTCATCCGCAACTACGTCGATGGCGTCAAGGCTGTTGGTGAGCGTCAGACCCAGCAGATCTACTCGATGGCTGGCGGCGAAGCCCAGTACAACTCGATGCTGGAGTGGGCCGCTGACAACCTTGAAGAAGGTGAGATCGACGCCTTCAACGAGATCATGGACTCTGGAAACAATGCATCCATGCAGATGGCTGTCCGTGGTCTTCAGGCCCGTTACGTCCAGACCAACGGTCAACCCGCCAAGCTGATTCAGGGAGATGTCATTGGACCTTCTGGTGGTGTCTTCCGCAGCGTTGCTGAAGTTGTTTCCGCCATGAAGGATCCACGCTACTCCAAGGATCCTGCGTACCGTCGTGATCTTGAAAACCGCCTGAAGAACAGCAATGTCTTCGGCGTCAACAACCGATAAGGAGCAAACATGAAGTCTTGGAAGACCACCGTTGCCGGAGTTGCTGCAATCCTGACCGCTGTCGGTGCTGCACTTACGGCTCTCTTCGACAACGATCCCAACACCGTGTTCGATGTGGCTACGACCAGTGCGGCAGTCATGGCTGGCATTGGCCTCATCTTGGCACGAGACAACAATGTTTCCAGTGAAGAGGCCGGAGCCAAGTGAATGCAATACTCACGACGCTGGTGGTGGCGTTGCTTGAGTTCTTCGCGAAGCTTGCAGCAGGATCCCGAAAGGCCATCGAGGCTAATCGGGATCCTGCTGTTTTGCGTCGTGCTGGTTCTCGGATTCGCCAGTGGATGCACAAGAGCCGTACTGATTCCGGAGTCAAGTCCGATCAGGATCGGCCCTAAAGCAAAGGCACGGGTCTACGCCTACATCGAAGGGGAATGGACACTTATGGACAACATTGTGGACATCCCTGAAGGTTGGTATGTAGTTCCTCCTAGCTTTGTGGAGGAATCTAAGGAAGTTTCACCTTCTTGACGGGTGAGACGAGTTGCGAGTTGTGGCCCCATGCGTGGGATAACCTCAAGAGTAGCGACTAACGGTCAAGACTTTCACACGCACTCTTTCTAGGAATCTCTAACAATGGCAATTCAATCACAGCCATCACGTCTTGGTCAGGTGAATCTGGCCAACGACGTAGATGCACTCTTTCTCAAGGTCTTCTCCGGCGAAATCATCGCCAGCTTTGAGGAAGCGAACCTCATGCTTCCCATCACCAAGGTCCGCACCATCAGCTCGGGCAAGGTCGCATCCTTCGCCGTGACTGGCGTTGCGTCGGCTCAGTACCACACGCCGGGTGAATCGGTCCTCTCGACTGGTGACACTACGGGTTACGGTACTGCTACGAGTGGAAGCGGCGCAGGAACGAACCTTACCGTCGCATATGACGGTGGATCGAACAAGTACCTCCAGCGTTTCCGTCACAACGAGAAGCAGATCTTCATCGATGATGTTCTCGTCAGCTCGGTGTTCGTTGCGGACATCGATGAACTCAAGAACCACTACGATGTCCGTTCGACCTACTCGAAGGAAATCGGTCGTGCTCTTGCGTACACCGCTGACAAGAACATGGTCCGTACCGTCATCGCTGGTGCTCGTGTGGCTACGGACCGCTTTGGCGGAACGAATGCGGCCTACCTCGGTTCTCAGATTGAGTTGACGGGCGCGACGGTCACTTCTGAGAACATCATTGCCTCCCTTTTCACCGCTGCTCAGAAGATGGACGAGGCCAATGTTCCGACCGATGGTCGTTACGCGCTCCTCACTCCGGGCAACTACTACAGGCTGGTCAACGGTGACGGCGCGAAGATTGCAATCAACAAGGACTACGGCGGCAACGGAAGCATCGCCAAGGGTAACATCGTTGAGATCGCTGGCATCACGGTGATGAAGTCAAACCACATCCCGACGGCCACCGAAACCAGCTCGACCAATGTCCACAATGCTTCGGGCATCAAGAACGATCCTTTCGGCAGCGGCGGCGTTGGCTACGGTCAGGCAAACTTCGGCACGACTCAAGGCATTGTCTTCCACACGGATGCCATTGGTACGGTCAAGCTGATGGATCTCTCGGTCGAGAGCGATTACATCATGGATCGTCTCGGTACGCTCATGCTGGCGAAGTACGCAATGGGTCACGGCATTCTCCGCGAAGAGTGCTGCTACGAGATCATCAACGCATCCTGATGAATCCTCAGCCTAACGGCTGAACGCACAACACAAGGGCGGTAGGTTCCTCTTGGAGCCTACCGCCCATTTATCGAGGTACTCATGCTCACGAAGACCAGCCAACTTGAAGCCATCAACACGATGCTGTCCACAATCGGAGAGCCTCCTGTGAACTCCCTGAGCTCGCAGCGGGCCGATTCTCTGATCGCCGTGCAGATCCTGAACGAGGTCAGCCGTGAAGTTCAGTCGTATGGCTGGCACTTCAACATCGAGTACAAGGTGACGATGACCCCAGATTCTTCTGGATTTCTGTATGTCTCCGAGAATGTTGCTCGGGTAGATACGGATCTGATCGAAGGTCTTGACATCGTCACGCGGGGAAACAGGCTGTACAACAAGGCTACGAACTCGTATGTCTTCTCCAGCCCCATCGAGGTCACTCGCATCGTCATGCTTGACTTCGAGGAGATGCCGGAGCCAGCCCGTAGGTACATCATGATCCGTGCTTCCCGAATCTTCATGGATCGCATGGTTGGCTCGGAGAAGCACCACGTCTTCAACATTCAAGATGAAGTCATGGCTCTCGGAAAGATGCGCGAGTACGAAATGGACACTGCCGACTACTCAATCTTTGATGAGTACTCGACTGCCAGCGTCATCATGCGAAACGCCTCCTACAGGACTTACTGATGCCCCTGATTACTCAGTCGATCCCAAACCTCATCGGAGGAGTCAGCCAGCAGTCTCCTGCTGTGCGCGACAGCAATCAATGCGAGGTGATGGAGAACGCTTTCCCCAGTCCAATCGAAGGGCTTATCAAGCGTCCTCCAGCGTCAAAGATTGTGGAGTTTCGCAAGCAAACTGACAACGCGATTCTTGCTCTTGTCAGCGAGTCTGATGCAAAGCCCCACCTGATCATCCGAGATGTCAACGAGAAGTACATCTGCTTGATTCACCCAGATGAGATCTTCGTCTACAACCTTGATGGCACTCGCCAGAATGTCTACTACGACACTGGGGCCAAAAACTACCTGACTGGTGGAACACGAGACACCATCAAGGCTTTGACCATTGCAGATGTCACTTTCATTGTGAACACAGCCAGCAACAACAACTCGACAGTGGTTGCAATGGATGCGGCCACAACAACGAGCATCGACTACAACCAGATTGCTCTGGTGTACATCAAGCAAGACAACTACGCGAGAGAAACTTCAGTAACTCTTACAAACGCTGCTGGAAACGGGACTGTTACTTACGTCCATACGAGTCCTCATACTCAGTCATCCAACAATGAGATTGGAACTGACCATGTCGCAAACGCTTTGGCGGCATTGATTAACGGATCCAACAACTACACTGCTGTTGCCGTCGATGGTGTTCTGAAGATCACCAGAGCGACAAACTTCACCATATCTGTCGAAGACGATTTCGGTGGACAGGGTGCAGTGCTTATCCGTGACCAGATTCAGCGGTTTGAAGATCTTCCATACGCCGCACCGCATAACTACGTCGTTCGAGTTATTGGGGCTCCTGAGTCTGGCATCGATGATTACTATGTGAAGTTCGAGGCTGAAAACGAAACATTCTCCAAGGGCATCTGGCGTGAGACCATTGCCCCAGCAATCAAGTACAAGTTCAACTACGGAACGATGCCTCACATCTTGATTCGTCAGAGCGACGGGTCATTCATGTTCAAGAAGGCAGATGGAACTACTCCCGCAAGTAATGTTCCGGCGGGTGTTACCTACACAAGCTTCAAGTGGGGAGATCGTGAAGCAGGAGATCTTGAAACAAACAGCGATCCTACCTTTGTGGGAGATCGCATCACCAACATGGTGTTGTTCAAGAACCGTCTTGGTTTCTTGAGTGGTGAGAACATCATCCTGAGTGAGGCTTCAGAGTTCTTCAACTTCTGGCGCACCACGACTCTCGATCTTCCTGACTCAGATCCAATCGACATCTCCAGCAGTAGTCAGAAGATCAGCACCATGAAGTCCGGTGTTGTCTTCAACACAGAGCTTCTTCTGTTCACAGAGTCTACTCAGCTTGTTCTTCGTGGCGGAGAGATCCTGAGTCCCAAGAGCGTCTCGCTGCTTCCCATCGGTGACTACGAGTCGTATGCAGACATCCAGCCTGTTTCCTCCGGCTTGTCTGTCTTCTTCCCATACAACCGTGGTGGTGGGTATGCGGGCATCCGTGAGCTCGTACCACAGCCAAACATCGATGGCTCATATGTCGTGAACTCAATTAGCGATCTTGTTCCGAAATACATCTTCGGCAAGCCTGTGACCATCGCTTCGACAACTCAAGAAGACATGATGGCTGCGGTGAGCGGTGGAGATCTATATCTATACAAGTATCTCCGCACTTCAGAGCAGTCGCTACAGAACGCTTGGTTCAAGTTCACCTTCCCTGATGTGGCGACTGGTGGGAAGGCTAAGGTGATCTGGGCTGAGTTCGTGGACTCGTACCTGTATCTGCTGACTCTGCGTAACACCGCAAAGAATCCAGTACTGGAACGCATTCGATTCGGAGTTGACCAGACAGATGCGGACATCGTCGCTGGTGTCAACTGGCTTACGCATCTAGATGCTCGTCAGTACTTTGCTTCTGGTACTGGCACATACAACAGCGGAACTGGACTCACGACTTGGAATCTTCCAAAGCCGTACTCTTACAACTCAACGCTGAGTCAGATCTACACCACGAATGGTCTACGGATTCTGGCTTCTTCCGGAACCTCGTACAACGCAAATACAGACACCGCAGGAACCGTCGTGGCCGTGGGCAATTACAGCACGACTCCAGTCTGGATTGGTTACAAGTATGAGATGATCTTCCAATTCTCAAACTTGTGGCTTCCATCTCGATCACTGGGTGGAACCGCTGCATTGCAGACTGGACGCTACCAACTGAAGCACATGAACTTGCTGTACGAAGACACCTCGTTCTTCAAGATTCAAGTCACTGTGGGTGTCGATCAGACTCAGTACGAGTACGTCTACACAGGAAACATCGTCGGCTCTTCAGTGCTGAACCAGATCTACCTTGATCGTGGCTCGTTCCGGTTCCCTGTCTACGGCAAGAACACCGAAACAACGATCAAGATCCTGAACGATTCACCGTTGCCGTGTAAAATCATCAGTGCGGAGGTCGAAGCTGACTACACCGACCGCGCACAGAGGTTTGCATGATCGACACCAGAGTGAGCCACCAGAGCGATTGTCTTGCACTTTCTAGGAACCTGAGACAGGCTGATCTCGATGAGATACAGGCTGCATCGGGCGTAATGCCTCACCTAGCCCTTCTAAGGGGCTTTGAGCAGTCCAGTCACTGTTACACCATCATCCGCCCAGAAGCCGTCTACGAGCCTCTGGCGATGTTTGGTGTGGTCTCCATGGCCTTGAACCCTTCTGTTGGGCAGGTGTGGTTTCTCGGATCTGACGAGATCAAGCTGCACTCCATGGAGTTTCTAAGGAAGTCCAAGGGGTGGGTTCGTAACTTCCACACCGAATATCCCGTCTTGTACAACAACATCGACTCTCGAAACGCTGTCCACATCAAGTGGCTTCAGTGGCTCGGGTTCCAATTCATCAACGAGCTCCATAACTACGGACACGAAGGTAGGACTTTCTACCACTTTGTGAGGATCAACAATGTGTAATCCAATGGCTATTGGCATCGCTGTTGCAGCAGCTTCTACTGCGGCATCTGTAGCTTCTTCCGCTTCAGCAGCTTCGCAGCAAAATAAATATTTGCGAAGTCAAGGCCAAGCTGCTGACGAGAATTACCGTCAGACTGTAGAAGCGGTTCAACGAGATGTTGGTCTTCAGACTGATGCGCTTATGGCTCAACAGATTGAAACTGTTGCAGCTCAAAAGCAACAACTCCAGAACATTAGTCTTGATGCTCGTGCCGCTTCTTCTGCATACACCGCATCACAAGCTGAGACGGGGATTGAAGGGCGGACTGTTCAGCTGGTCCATGACCAATTTGAACGGGAAGTGTTGAACTACTCATCTGCTGCGAGGCGGAACATCACGAGCTATACGGCTCAGTTGAATCGTGAAGCTTCAGCTATTTACGCCCGTGGGCAGTCAATCATCAACAACGGATACCCAGCTCCGCTTCCTCCATATCAAAGCGTTAACTATGTATCGAGCATTCTGAATGGGGCCACGCAAGGTCTCAGCATTGGTCTTTCGGCTCAGGCTGCTGGAATCGGAACCCCAACTGTTGGAACCGTCGCTGGAGGAACATCAACCTCTACTGGATGGGGACTTGGACCGAGTTACACACCTTCCAATCCCATTAGTAACGTGACCTTCTAAGCATACGGATCCTAAGTCATGGCAAAACAACGACCAACTCTTGGGACTTTCGCGTCTCCAACTTCCCAGCTTGTTGCCCCAATTCAACAGCAAGCCACTCCACTGAATGAGCAAGCAATCCGTGATGCTTATGCATTTGCTGATTCTTTCAGCGAACTTTCTTCGACTGTAGGACAGCTCGCGATCACTCTTAAAAAGGAATACAACAAAGATCAGGTTCGTATCGGCCAAGACCTCGTTAACTCGAACCGAAAGACCTACGCTGATCTAGTCAAGAGTGGAGAGATTGACCCAAGTGAAAATCCTTGGATGGCGGTGGGGGCTCAGGTAGCTTCTGGTGTGTTGGAAGCGTCTCGATCTCGTGCGGAGTTCCAACAAGAGTACGACCGTCGTATTGCCGAGAATCCAGAACTCCTCAAGGACAATCAATTCTTTGATGCGTTGGCTGCAAGCTATGCCCAGAACAAGAAGGCACAGTTCGGCACGACTCAATACCTTAGCGATTCGTTCTTCGATTCGTTCAATCCGTATCTCATGTCCATGGGCATGAAGCATTCGGAGAACATCGTCAAGTACCGACAGGGAAAGATCGTTCAGTCTCTTCGTGTCAAGGTCGATGAAGTTCTACAAGACCTCACGGTTGATCGCGGATTGGGAAGGCGTCAGGATGGTTCTTCACAAGACGTTGGGTGGGAAGGAGTCATGTACGACCGTGACGGCAAGCCTGTTACGGAAAGAGCAGTTCAATTTGATTTTGAAGGTATCGGGGCAGTCAACATCCCGATGATCGTTCCGGGTCTCAGTGTGGCCGCCAAGGAGAAGATCGTTTACGAAAACGCCACTCTCGATGACCTTTCTCTAGAAGATCAACAAACGATTCTCAGCCACGCCCTCGATCAAATGAATCAGGGTCGTACTCCGTTCTTCGACACTGAAGACAGGATCGACAAGCTGATTCCGGACATCCAGATGTTCATGGATGAAATGGGCGCAAACATGGGTATGCCTAGGACGGCCAACCTTGCGACGGCTGCTCATCTTGTCGAAGCCATGAAGGCTGGGGGAACCACTTACCTTGCTGAAGAAATCTTGAGCAAGCTTCAAGGTGGAACTGGATTGGTCAAAGACACCGAAGAAGTAAAGGTGATGTTGGCGGATGCTGCTCCAGATGTCTCGAAGGTTCGCTTTGATCTTCAACATCAGAAGGAGAAGACACAAGCAGCCCTCATGATCGAAGCTGCATTCCGTCAATCCTTCAGTTCTGAAGGAGAGGTTGGTTACGAACAAGCCTATGACAATCTCGATCAGTTCCTTCAACGAGCTGGCACAATCTCAGTGGAAGAGCGTGGGAAGATCATCGATCAGTTCAATGAGAAGTGGAACAATGCAGCACGAGAAGGCCGTGAAAGTGTGGATCGTAATGATCTGAAACTTATCCGTAGGTTCTTCGGAGAATCGCTGGACAAGTTTGCAAAGGAATCTGGAGGTTCAGTCCTCAACTGGCAAGGACTTCGTCTTCAATTCGACGGCAATCTTCGGTCGTTTGACATCGATCCTTTTGGAGAAAAAGCGAAGAACGCACTTCGGAATGTCCACGAAACCATCAACGCAAGGCTCTCAACTTTGCAGCAAAACTTTGTTGATGAACTCGCTGGAAATGCTTCTCGATATGGGATGTCTGCAAATGATCCACGTCTCGGGACGCTTACTCCAGTAAAGAACGATCCTCCAAGCTTGATGGCTGATAAAGAAGACCGTCGCCGAATTCTCAAGCTCAACGAGATGATGGCTGGTGTTCACTTTGGTATGGAAGACCGTTTGACGGGCATTCGATCCATCGCCACAAGCGGACTTTCCATCGATGTAGAACGCGGAGTCCGTCCTGAACTGGCAGACCTCATCTACATTTACCGCACAGGACGCGGAGGTCAGATCCCAATGGAACAGGTCTTTGGATCTGGGCCAGCGGGTAAGAGAATGCAGCAGTTCCTTGTGGATGTCTCCCTCAAGATGGACACAGGAATGTCTCTTGATGATTCTGTACGCGACTCTGCACAACAGCTCAATATGTTGACGGCATCCAACGCCAAGGATCTCATCAACTTTGAAGTTGGTAGTACAGAAATGAATTCCATCAATGACTACCTCGCGGAAATCATTGATGACGCAGTTGATTCGATTGTCCCATTTAGTTACTGGGATGATCCAATCAATCCAGACTCAGTTACGGCGGTAAACTCGATGTTTGCCCGTAAGTACTTTGAGGCTCTCAATCAAAATGGTGGAGCCCATGAAGCCGCCCTTGAAGCTGCGGACACCTTTGTCCGAAGTGGAACACACTTCATTCGCCAATCTTTCGTTCCAAAGGCTGATTTCGACGCCGCTAATGTTGGCTCCGAGTACATCGCAAATTGGATCGACATGGAAGCTGGAGAGAATGTCAAAGATGCGTCTCTTGTGCTTGTTGGTTACGGCGGCAACAGTCAGGCTGTGTTTGCCTTGCGTACTGCTGACGGAAACGCTGTAACGGATCGTTACTACACCGCCGCCGACATTACAAACAACTCTCGTCCACGCGATCAAGATGGAAACATCATTGAGGGAGCTCTTTCTGTGCGTGAGCGTGTGAACCAGCGCATAGGAAGCGATAAAGCTACGAAGCGGTTGGACATTGAGAATATGCGCCGTCAAGGTCTTCGTGAATTGCGCGGAAAGTTGAAGCAATAAACATGAGTCAAATTTCTACCAACTCTTTCTTTGACGATCAGCTGCTGGCTGGCCCGCGTCCGATGGACTTGATGAGTCCCGGAGAACGCATTGAGGTTCAACGGCAGTCACAACTCAATCCATACATTGATCCAGAAACAGAAGCTCTTGCAGAAAGTGTTGGAAGCTTTGGTGCAGGAATTCTGTCGAGTTTCGGCGGCTACGTTGGAGCTCGTGCTGAAGCTCTTGTCCGTGGCTTTACATCGACTGATGAGGCTTACTTCACTCCGTTGAACTTCAACGCAAAAGAGATAAAGAAGTACGACCCATTCTCAACGACTCCGATGTCTCTTACGGAAATGGGAGTGGGCCAGTGGCATCTCCCGTCTCAAAAAAACAACATCGAATCAATCACAGAAGACTTGATGGGCATTGATCCCAAAGCTCATGCTTGGATTCTGTCTTCTACAAACTACGGGGAATACCTTGACCGTTTGGACCTTGCTCGTATTGCTTCTCCTGAGTTTGCTTCTAAAGGAAGCGGCGTAGGTAAAGCAGTTGGGTTTGCCAGCGATACAGCAGCAATCGTTGCAATGTCTTTGGCTTTGGAGCCCCTTGCATTTGCTGGCTATGGGCAACGCTTCATTCAAGCTGGGCAGAACATCTCTCGTTTGCGTTCTGTTGAACGCTTCGGATCGATGGTTCGCATTTCAGAAGAAGCTGCTGAAGCCGCTCAGATGGTTGGACGCTTTGCAGGAATCAGTCGTTACGCAGCTCTTGGTGTTGCTGAAGAAGCGGCTATTCAAGCTGCCAAGTACAGCGTAGATCCTCTCTACGATCCTGAAGCTTCATCCATCGTCACTGATGCCGCTGTTTCGATGGCTTTTGGCGGTGCTATTGGTGGGTGGGCAGCACGAAGTTACGCTAGTAACCGAATTGCAAAACACGCTGAGAACTTCTACCACCAGTCTCGCCTCGGCAACAACACGATCATCAACTACCACACGCCGCTTGCCTTTGTGAGCAATGCTGCGGCAGACCGCAATCTCCTTGGGCGAAACATCATGCCTGTGGGAGAAACGGTTGACAGCCTTGCTGACGAAGCATGGGAAGCCTATTCACGAACCGGACGAGAGTTTGTTCCGGGAACTGAAAGTCTCAGCCTTCCAGTTATGCAGGGAGAAGGAACGATCAACCGCGTTGAAGATGTAGGCGCGGCCATGCTGTCTGGTGATCGACGTATGTCGGCATTCGGTCCTGCATTCTATACGCCAGCCAACGGCAACTTACTTCGGACTCTCCTCAACGAAGGACGAACTGGTGGATGGCGAGGAACTAAAGCCAAAGCCACAGGTATGCCAGCTGCGCGTGGTGAGTTTGCCCGCAGTATGCGTCGAATCGTTGGTCTTCCAGAACGATCACGACCAAGTGGAGTCATTCTTGCAAATAGACGTGGCCCTCGTCGTGCTGAAGGGCTCGCTTCAGAAATGATGGGCGAGCGGATGTTTTATCCGGGCGGCCAAGGTCTTGGAGAAGGAATCGAAATAGCCTTTGATGCTACGACTCTTCGCGGAGACTTTCTTCCGGACGGTAGGAACTTGTTTGCAGCCGCTGAAGAAGGAGATGTGGCATTCCGATATGGGGGAAACTGGCGCAACCTCAATAGGTCTGTGCAGTCAGTCACCATTTCTCCGATTGCAGATGCCGTCGAGGCCAACAGCATTCGAGATATGCTCCGAGGACGCGGATGGAATCAGAGGATGTTGCGTGATGGCACACAGGTATGGACTCCGCAGAACCGTCCACGCTTCCGTGCAACCAACGAGCAATGGCAGGGTGCAGTCACAGGCATTCAGTCTGCAACCATGAACATTCTCGCTGAGATCCAGCGTCGTGGAGGCACAGTCAGTCAAGAACTTGCCCGTACCGTGTCTCGAACTCTGTTTGCAGTGCATTCGGAAAAGATTGCAGATACGGTATTCAAGAAGAACATTCGTGGTGCTGCTTTTGAGAGCCGCGTATGGGCCAACTTGGAAAAGTTCTTAGATCCAAAGGTCGCAGAACGTATTGCTGAAGCGCGTCGATTAGGAAATGTGGCTCCTATTGGGAAGCTTGATACAGCGTTTGATGATCTTGTCGAGCGCAGTCAGACTCTTGATGGACTCTGGGCTCACTTTGAGGATGCTGTTACCTCCGCTCCGATTGGGCAGTCTCAGAACGCCTCGTTGATCCTTCAAGCCGCAAACGAAGTCCGTATGCGGGGCGGCGAGGTGACACGGGAGATCTTTGAAGAGATTGTTGAGGATCTTCGCAGCGTGATGCAGAATCCTCCGATGCGCCAGAACTCTCGTGGACGCATGGTTCTCGATTCTCGCGCTCGTCTTTCGCAGGTTGCAGAAATCATCAATAGGCGTGTTCCTGAAGCAGGACGCCGGATCTATGTGCCTCGTGCGCTGGAGAACACAGTCAGGTCTTTCGGTGAAAGCCTTGATGTGGCCCGTAAGGCAGCTGTAGCAGCAGAGCAAGCACGGATTCAGCAAGGAGCCCCTGCTATTCCGGGAGTCCCTTCGGGGGCCGTTGTGCCTCCTGCTGGTGCTGGTGGGGCAGCTACGCCTCCTGCTGGTGGTGGAGCTGTTCCTCCTGCTGGTGGGGCTGGTGGTGGAGCTGCTCCTCCGGCTGCAAATGTTGCGGCAACCTCAGCCAACGGGATGCGCCGGATGCAGGAAGAGATTCCTCTGCTTGACCGTTTCGACACGCTTGGCCCTGTTGCTCGGTTCTTCAATCAAGCTGCGGTTGGTCTTCGCCT